CTCGACAAATTGCGCCCATTGATTGATGGCGCACAAACACTCTATAAGGCATGGGACCCAATCTGGGAAGCCATTAAGCGTGGCGCAGACAACCTTACTCTTTTCAGAGAATTGCTTATCAAGAATGAAGACAGTGTTGTCGAATTTGGGCAGCGCATAGGCGACTTGATTGACAGCTTATCTAAATATTTCATGAACATGAAAAAAATGTTTGCTGATATGGCTCCATTTATAAACGACCTTCTCGCCGGAGTAAAAATGATGTTCGACCTTTTGTCGAAAATGCAAACTCTCGGTGCTGGAAATGGTCTTGCGTCCGCCCTTGCGCCTCTATTTGGTTTTGCTATAGCGGCACGTGGCATGCAGAAGGTCAAAGGAATGATGATGCCTGGCGTCGGCGCAATGAGTACCCAGCAAATGAACGTAACAGCAGGAACAGTAAATGTTGGAAGTGCTGCACTTACAGGACCAACTGGCCCTTCGGAAATGTCGAGACTTGCCAGCGGGGGAAGGGCTGCAGCTGTTGGTGGTAGCCCATCCGAAAAGAAGGGGGCTGCAGCAACTCTAGCTAGCGCTGGTGCAGCTTCAAAAGTCAGTGGTTCGCCAAAAGAATTTGCCGGTCCTGGAAAAGTTACACAATCAATGTCATTGGGCCAAGCGGTTCGGATGGGTTATCGAGAAGTCCCTGGAGCAGAAAATACGGCCAAGCGAATAGAGAGAGCAGCAATGCGGAGAGATGCCGCACTTGCATATGCTGGTCCAGGATTAACATCGCGGATGGGTGAGTCGATAAGGGCGGGATACAGGGACCTTTCGGCGAGAGGCGCAGGAACAACAGCGTATGCAGCAGCCGCAGGAATGACATCCGCAGAGCGTGGTGGTCTTAGTGCTTCTGAATATGCAGCTGGAGGACCAACAACAGGGGTCACGTATGGCCAAGCAATGAAAAACAGTCTCACCAGGGCTGGCGCACAGGCAAGATATGCAGCGTTTGCCGCTGCTGATAGGGGGCAACTACTTGCTCGAAGAGTTGCTGGTGCCGCAGGTAAGGGTATGGACTACATGAGGATGGGGGCGTGGGACCCAGACATGAAAAACCCCGATGGCTCAACCGGTGGGTTCGTTAATGTCCAAGACCAAAGACAGGCAATTGCCGATGACCGCGCAAGGCGAGTTGCAGAGCGTGGCGGGAGAAGGTTTGCCAGAGCATCAGAGGGAATGCGAGCATTCAGACAGAATATGCGCATTGAAAGAAACTCAACCAGATTCGGAGCAGCACAGCAGAAGTTTGGAAAGAGTTTCGGCGGCCGAATGGGCACTGCGATGGGACTTGGAATGGCGAGTCAATATGCGCCAGAGGAAATGCGTGGCGCCATGGCACTCGGTGCAACCGTTTCTCAACTCGACCCACGACTTGGAATTGCAGTAGCCGGACTCGGTGGAGCAATGACTGCTCGTGGTGGACTTAAGGGTGGACTTGCTGGAGCAGCTGGCGGCGCAGCGCTTGGTGCACAGTTCGGCGGCGCATATGGGGCGCTTGCTGGTGCCGTAATTGGCGGTGTGTTTGGTGTAATCAAAGGCACCATCAATAAGGGTGCATACGAAATGAAGCAGGCCAGAGAAGCTGCTAGAGCAAGCATCCAATCGGTTTATGCGGCAATTGCGACATCAGCTGGTCAGCAGTTTGAGCGCAATCGAAAGACAATGGAAGCTGGGGGAAGGGTTTCCGGGCGTGGAGCTTTTGGCAATCTTGCAAGCAGTTTTGCTGGAGGAAGACTACGTACAGCGCGGTTCCTGTCTGGGCAAGTAGAAAGAATGCGGGCATCCGGCAAAGAGGGAAACCCAAGCATCGAACTGATTCAATCGCTCTACAACAACCAGGCAGACCTTGGATTGAGCATAAGCAAAGACCAGCTTGCCAAAATGACCAAAAGCTCAAAGGCTGCTTCTGAAGCACTAGAGACGTATGGGATAAATGCTCGTCAAAAGAGAAGAGGTGCTAGCGACATAAATTATTTACTAGAGGACAGCGACAATAATGCTCTTGGAATAAATCAGTCTCTGATTGACGAAGTAAACGCATATAACAAGATTCAGAAGGTCAACACAGACAGAGTTGCTCTGCTTACAAAAATGACCGGCAAGTCAGGCGCCGAACTTGAGATTTTAGCTAAAGAACTCGGAGTCAACCTCTATGACTCAACAATCAAATTTAACGACCTTGTCGTAAAACTTGGGCTCAACATGGTCAGAACTGCTGCAGAGATGCAGGCAGCCCTAACTGATGTAATGCTTGCTGCTGGCACAATGTTCAGAACTCGACGCGAGGCTCGTGAAGCCACGCTAACAATCGACCAGTCAACCCGTGGACTCATGGATACGCTCACGTCAGGCGGATTGAACGGACAGGAAAAAACTCTTGCTGTCGAAAGCTACTTTGAAAACTACTTCCAGCAAATTTTGGCAGCCACTGGAGGGGACGCTAAAAAGGCTTACCTCGCAACTGTCGGCGCATTTGGCACTGAAGGACAGGGAGTCTATGGCGCTGGAGCGGCGCTTGAGGGTCAATACGGTGTTATTAATCCGGTTTATCAGCAAGGCATTGCTGAAGTAAAGAAGGGGATTGGGACAGAGTACGGCGGCCAGCTACAGGCAATGCTCGGCTCCCTTGGATACAACGTAGATATTGGCCAAGCTTCACGAATGATTGGTCAGTTGTCAGATAAGGACATGACAAAATTCCTGAATCTTTCCGACAGGAATGCTTTGTTCACGGGCAAGAAGGGCGACTATACACAAGAAGACATCGTCAAGATACTTGGAACAGTTGGGCTTGGTGGTCTCAGCGTTGGAAGAACGCCAGAAGAAGCTCTGGATGAAATTGCAACACAGGCAGAAAATCTCGCCGAGGCTTCAGAGGGCCTCAAGACGGCAATTGAAACGTTCAATAAGTACACCAACGACCTATTCCAGGGGCCGCTTGGCGGAAAACCAGAGTGGTGGTCAAAGTCTGCAATGGCTGAAATTATGGGCAAGGACACCACAACCCCGCGTGGTGATACAACTTCAAGCAGGCTTTCGCAGACCATGGCCCGCCATGCATCAATGGACAGTCAGCTAACTGGTAAGCGAAGCGTAACTTCTGCCTACAGAACAGTCGGACTTGGCTCAATTAATTCAGACCATGTAACAGGAAGGGCGTATGACCTTGTTGGCCAAAACCTTGGCGCCTATTCTCGCCTGGTCCACGCGAATGGTGGATTTGCAGAATTCCATGGCACTCTTGCCAACAGGCATCTGCATGTAGTCCCAGCTAGAGCTGGAGACACTTCATCCCCCATGGCGCCTATGGGGATGTCAACAATGACAGCAGGTAGTGGTGGAAGCACAAACTACTTCAACATCGAGATTAATGGAGCAACGCAGTCACCAGAGGCAATCGCAAACATGGTGATGGCAAAGATTGCTGAAAAAGAAAGAAACGCCAGGGAGCGTAGCTAATGGCCTCAACCGGAACAATCAGACTCTTTACTATTGGGTATACGGCTTCAGATTCGTTAAGCCTATTTAAGAACTACCCACTTAAAAGAAAGTATATTCAAGTCGAAAATACGTCAACACCTGTTTTCCCGGAATCGTATTCTCTCGTGTCTGCGCAAAAATACTGGTTTCCATTTGCTGGAGTAACACCATCTGACGAAGAATACATAACATATACAAACGGGGATGAATATACATTTAGTGAACCAGACTTTCAACGGACCCCAGAGAATTCAGCAAATCCGAATAAGAATAAAGTAAATGACTATTCTGTCGGAGCAAGAATAGTTTTTGGAAACGAAGTCTACGAGGCAGTAAATTACAAATTCAACTGGTCAGACACTGAGTTTGACTATTCAAAAAATCCATATCTTTCTGATTCNATTTATAAATGGAAAAAACTCAGCGACTCATCTNANACTTGGANACAGTATTGGTATCATCCACAGTTAAAACGATTTTTCCCATTGGCCAACACAAACGCGCTTCAGTCACTGCCGGACGTAGGGGACTTTGACGCATCAAAGTGGTCATCTTTTATAGGTGACTCAGCAGACTTGAATTTGACGAATTTTACTAATTCGCAGATAAAAGAACTTGTGTCTGGTGGGCTATCTCTTCTTGCAGCTAAAACGATAGTACTTGATGCTGATACACGAATTTCTAAAATATATAGCGGAACGATTGCCATGGATACGTTGCGCAAAACCGGAGCAATACAGAACTACGAAAATGGATTAAGCACAAGTGGAACAACGGTTGTGGTATCTAAATCAACCGGTGGCTCAGAAGGAGAGGGTGGTGATTACTCATACTCCCTAGACCAGCCCCAGATGGTACAGTTTTACAATAATCCAGATGGTTCAACAGCCCCAAGACCTGCTCGATTTGTATTTGATTATCGACCAAACAATGTTTCATACTCAAATATAGGAGCAGAGTGGACAGAAATACCGAGAGTAAATAATACTCCATTTGTTGATTTTAAAAATTTTAAACTGATGAAAATAAGTTTTGAATTTTTGGTTGGTGACAATAATAATATTTTTTCATCTTGTGACGAAAAATTACGTGAACTTCGCACTATGGCCATGCGGCCAGAACCTGTCATATTTTTAGGTTTTGACTCAATGTTCACCGAGCAACTCACCTACCCAACTTGGACCGGTGGAAGTGGAATCGTTTTTGCAATTGTCGATATGTCAATTACTTCTGTTCAGCGAACAAGGTCAAGTAATGATTCTGTATTTAGCCAGACACCAACAGGTGAAATAAACAGAGCAACAGTAAATATGTCGATACAGGAATTGCCGCTAGAAACGCCGCTTATAGCTGTGCTTCCAAAAATAACGCCAAGCACTCCAACCCCTGGTGGTCCAACAACAACACAAGATGAACTTTGCAGAAAACTATTTAGTCAAACCCCTGGGGTGCAGGAACGGATGAAGTCGCAAAATCCTGCCGCCTACGGAGTCTGCCCGGGAATACCAGGCAAGAGTGGTGGAACTGGAACGAAGGTTATGTAGGTAATTATGGCTGCCGAACTTACTTCTTTTGCCGGGTGGCGTTATTCACGCCAATACCGAGGTCCATATCAAGGAAAGATACTTATTGCTGACCTGTCGAATACTTCATCAAACGGTTATGCCGACATATCGAAGCTTGTAACGAGCGTAAATGTTAGCTATTCGATGGATATGGCCTCTCAGTTGAGCTTTGAGCTGGTAGACCCAGAGCTACGCATGTCAGGACAAAATTTTTTCACTCTGGGCAGGGACATAATATATGAAACGCAAACACTTGGACGCATAGATGACGGGTCGGGAAGTGCTGCGCTCGTTAAACAGTTGTTTGAGATTTCCAAGGTGACAGTATCCCAGGGCCCTGGTGGTAGTCCCACTTTTAGTATTGATTGCTACTCCAAGGCGATACAGCAAATGAAGAGAGATAAACGACCCGACACAATCAAAGGGCAAGGAACGGATTTCGTTAGGCGTGCAGCTGCAAAATACGGTTTAAAGTTTTACGGACAACAAACAACAAAGAAGCAAAATATAACAAAAGCTTCTGGAGAAAAACAAGCAGAATCATTGTGGGATGTAATTACCCGTCTTGCTGGAGATGCAAAATTTGTTTGTTTTGAAACTGATGGATATTTAATATTTGCATCAGAACAATTTCTTCTTCATAAATGGGGCACCAACGCAAGACAGGTACCGAAGTTTACTGTTGACAAAACAACTGGCCAAAAGAAACAAACTGGTAAAAAAACGCAACGATGGGTACCCCTTCAGTATCCTAATCAAAGTACGCCTCAATTTCAGTATCTTGGTACACCGGGGTATTTTAAGTTGACACAATACCCAAGCATCACGAAGTCCGACAATGACCCATATGCTGCAGATGGCTCCTGTGTTGTTGAGAGAATCAACGGAACGCAGATTCGACCAGGCATGACGGCGTATGTTGGCAACGTTCCAAACATGTCGGGTTTTTACATAATCGAATCTGTTTCATTTGACGAGATGTCTTCAGAGCCGGTAAGCGTCTCTTTTAGAACGCCGCAGCGCGATGAAGAAAAGAATAAACCAAAACTTCTGCCAATCGGTGTCACGTATCAACAAACATACGTTCCGTTTGCTGGGACACAGACCACTCCAGTAACTGTGGTCCAATCTGCAAAAAACGCAACAGGGAAAAAGATTACTTCAGAATCACTGGATGCACGCTTACTCCCGATACCTGACCAATCAAACCAATTGCGTTACCCAAGAATGCAATATGCAAACCTGACCATTACCTACCCAATGCTCAAGGGGGCAATAGCACAAGGCGGAGCAGGCCAAGCAAGCACAAATGATGCAGATTCAGTTCTATATACAGGCAACATAAATCTTTTCTCACGTCCAGTTCTTCCATCAGGGTCTGATGCTATGACGATATTTTCAATTACATACGAGTTTGAATTCGGAAGTGAATGGAGGGCAGTAGTGCTCCCGACCATATATACACAGGGTGGCGTGGCCGTACTAAAGAGCAGCGCAGAAGTAATAGCTAAATATAACGCTGACGGGGGATATCTTGGAACAGCAAAATACCTTGCTGTTGTTCGTGGTGAAACTAAGCAAAAAGCTATCTTGAATGCTCGTGATTATGCATATTTACTATCCAAGCAGCAGTCTCTGATACTAGATAAGCGTTTTCCTGAATACTCTGGGTCACGTGGTTCTATTCCAAATACGGCAGGCGATTCGACATCGCTATGGGTCTAGGAGGATAAGCAATGGCTCGTAATAGACCGGACATCATTGATAATCAAAAAGCATCATCGCACCCGCTCAAGGCTGGTCGGATATTCACAGCAAATGTAACGGCAGTCAATAGTTCTGGGCAAATTAGTGTTTCCATTCCTGCTATTGGTTCAACATACGGTCCGATTACTCCAATTGGAACAACAACTCTTAACAAATACTCAGTTGGAGATGTAGTGAAATGTTCATTCACGGATGAGTTCTTTAATGAAATAATGGTTTATGGGTCTGCAAAAATAAAAGCCGACGTTTATGCCTCAAAAGTTCTTTTTGAGCAATTGCAGGCAACCGTTAGCGCTCTTCAGACGCAAGTGGCAAATCTTCAAAGTCAACTTAATTCGCATAGTCATTAGGAGGTGAAAAGATGGACATGATTCAATTCCCGGTTCAATTTGATTCGACTGGTTTTAAAAAGCTAAGAGACGGAACAACTGACTATTATGCACAATTGCTTTCAATTATTATTCTTACAGAACCAATGACCCATCCATTCACTCCAGCTTTTGGTGCTAACGACCCTGCGTTTAGGACTGTAGATAAAGGGCTATTTGTTTTAAATGCGTCGAGGTATGTTCCAGAAATAAGAATAACCAATTTATCAACAACATCAAACGAAGGAAACACTGGTAAAACCAAAGTTTCTTTCGCTTTTGAAATACAAAGCTCGTAGGTTTAAAATGCCAGCAGATTTTTCAGAATACGTCAACCTCACAATTTTTGACAAGGAACCAGGCGACATTTATCGCGACTCGATTGAGTTGGCTNGACTCAGCTTGCCTGAATTCAATCTCCGTACTGGTTCTCCAGAAGACGCGATTTTTCAGGCAATGGCATATGTAAGTGCGTTGAATATTGCTGCAATAAACAGACTTCCAAATAGGCTTATGGCAGGAATTGTAGGAATGCTCGGATTTATTCGCCAGGAGGCTATTCCAGCAGAGATTGATGTCACCATCACGCTCAACACATATGATGGCGGAACAATACCTGCTGGAACGGTTTTCAGCTTTGAAGCGTTGTTTGAAGATGAATTACAGGAATTTCCATTTCAGACAACATCTGCACTGGAACTGGAACCGACTGATTTGGAGATATCTGTAGATTATCCGAGCGCATCAGCAACCATTGTGTGTTTAACGCCAGGAATTATTCCACCAATAGATGATGGAGCTCAGTTAAAAATACTTTCTTCTGGAACACAAATCCAAACAGTAACGGTTAGAACGCCTTCAAATTTTGCAAATGGAATTAACGCAGACTCAGATACAGACTACCTATCACGAGCTACAACTTATTTGCGCTCTCTTACTTCGTCCCTCACAAGAGCAACACAAGTTGACTCATATGTTCTTTCTGAATACCCAGACGTTATAAGTCGTGTCAAAACATATGACTTGACTAATGGCGATGATACAAGCGGCGACATAACTGTAAAAAGACAAGCCGGAGTCATAAAAACATTCTTGGATAATAACCTGGCAACAATTCAGACAGCAGCACCACACCTATTCATAACTGGTGACACAATTGAATTAGAGGTTTTTGACCCTTCGGTAAGTGCAACATTTAATGGCTTGCATGAAATAACTGCTACCGGTTCAGATACGGTTAATTTCGTCAAAGTAGCAACAAACTCAGCAAGCACCACAGTTACTGCTTCTGCTTACGCTGGTCAGGATGTGTCTGGTTTCGTAACTGTTTTTGGATATGGCCTAAACACTTATTTAACATCAATTGAAAAAACAAACGTTGTTGCTGACATTCGCGCAAAATCAGTTGCTGGATTAACTTTTGAAATGTTGGACCCAGAAATTTGCACATTAGAAATTTCTGGAGAAGTTGTGATAAGTGAATCGTATGATGCTGCATCCGTGGAGGGTGCGGTACTTAATGCGTTGGTCGACTTCATAAGTCCGGCAAAATATCCATACACCCAAGATAGAGTGAGACAGACACAGCTAATATCGCTTATTAGCAATGTCCCTGGTGTGGTTTTTGTTGAATCACTCACGCTCTCTCCAACTGGTTCCGGTTGGTTGCCACAACTAGGCAACGACTTGCTATTTCATAAAAAAGGCTCATTGCCAATAATTGCAGTTGAAGACATTGACCTTACGTTTACGGTATTGGAAATAAGTTAACAATGGCTACAACACGTAACCTTTTGCCATACGATAGTGCGCTGCTTCGAGTAAATGACAGTGGACAAATTGTTGAACTCGGCGCATATTCAAGCGATTGGGAATCAACTAACTCGGAATTAACAATAGTTTCAACTAACTTTTTGGTTGATACTCGTTACGTTCTGCAATTAAACCCATCATCTACTGGTGAAATATTAGTGACACTAGAAGATGTCCCATTATATCTCGAAGACAATGGACGAATTCTTTCCTTTAATATGCGAATCAAAGCGCTATCTTCTGTCGATTTATCAACAATGATTTATCTTGATGGTTCATCAACTGGAATTGAAGGAAATATTCAGTCATTTAGCAGCGGTGAATACAACGCTATTCAGTCAAATAGAATAACCGTTCCGGATGATTCAGAGCTACACACATTAAGTATAAGAATATCTATCACTGGACATAATGCGTCAAACATATGGTTGACATGTCCACACCTAATTCACGACCTGGATTTCTACTCTAATGATTTCGTATCTGGAATACGAAATTTTCTACCTGATTTTTACTGGGAACTTGACTCATCTCAGTCATATCCGACTTATCCTTTTTTTAGACTTATTGACGTGCTTACATCTGCTGCTGGTGACACAAAATCTGAATACGAAGAGATGTACGGTCTTGAGGCCGAAGAGCTAGTAACACAGGACGAGGGAATTCTCAGTTGGGTTCAGAGTTCGCTTGTTTCTCCATCAGCGGCTCGAGACGCGTATTTGAGTTGGCTGGCTCAGTTCAATGGGGAAAGAATCCATCGTAACTTTCAGTTATCTGATGGGACTCTTTATTTCAATAACGCCGGTCTTCAGCGAGACTTTGTGGAGTGGCAGCTCGATGGGAGCCATTATGGAAGAGGTGCTGGGACAAGACATGCAATGATTGAATCTGCAAAACAGATGACAATCAGGACAAAAGATGGAGAGGCTTCCACACAGTCTGTTTCGTTGACACCATATTTCGGTGGAGACCCTTTTGCGATTCGCATTCAGACGCTAACAAACGAAACAATTGATGCAAATGTCGGTGAATCAAGCGATGCCGTACTCCAATCAGTGAATATGGCTAGACCCATGGGATACGTGGTTACTCACCAAACTATTGACGAATTCTTCTTAACACTTGATGACGTCACGTATGGTTTGCTTGATGGAAGCATCTCGTTCGGGTGACCAGTATGAAACATAATGCTAAAATAAAACACAATAATTTAGGAGATTTCTAAATGGCCGGTACAGGTGTAAGACTATTTCTATCTGGTGATACTGCATATGCAGCAGACATAAACACGTATCTCATGGACCAGGTGGTTGCGCGTTTCGCGACCACAGCAGCGCGCGATGCGGCGTTTGGCGACGGCATTCCCGTATCCCAAGGAGGAAGTGGCAAGCCAGCACTGTCCGAAGGCCGCATTTGTTATATCGATGAATTGAACTTAATTCAATATTACAACGGCGCTTCGTGGCAGGACTCAGCGCAATTTACGGTTGGAGATGGTGCAATCACCACGCAAAAGCTAGCTGCCAACTCTGTAACATCTGACAAAATTGCCCCAGGCACGGTAATAGCAGCAGATATTGCTGCTGGGACAATTACCGCAACAGAACTAGCAGATGGTGCTGTTACATCAGGAAAGATTCTTGACGGAACGATTGTCAACGCAGATGTCAATGCTTCTGCGGCCATTGCCCTGTCGAAACTCGCAACATCAACTGCTGGTTATGTTGTCGTGCATAATTCGTCTGGTGTTCCAACTTCCACAGAAGTTACAGGCGACATTACGATAAGCTCATCAGGCGTCACTGCTATAGGTTCTGGAAAAATTGTTAACGATGACATTAATGCTTCTGCTGCAATTGCTTATAGCAAATTGAGTCTGTCTGATTCGATTACGACAACAGATTTAGCTACTGGTGCAGCTCGCTCTGGGTTTAGGTCACCGATTATTGCTCAGCAAGGTGCAACGCACACAATTGCGGCTTCCGATGTTGGTGGCTTGGTTGTGCTTTCTAGCTGTACATCGGTTGTCATACCAACAGCTGATGGAACATTTACGGTTGGGGACAGAATAGATTTTCTTCAAACCGGTTCACAGATAGTGACATTTAGCGCTACGGCACCACAGACAGTTGGTGGTTTCGACGCTCAATTAAAACTGGGAGGACAGTATGCGGTTGCTACCCTCGTAAAGTACGCAGCCAATACATGGGTCCTTATTGGAAATATAACGAGTTAATATGATTCCTGGAGTTGTAGAAGCGGGTGGGGGTAAGGTCCTCCCAACAACGTCTGACGATTTTAATCGCGCAAACAGCACAGACATTACTGCTGCTGGAAAAAAATGGACAGAGACAAGTGGTGACTGGGCAATCACCAGTAACCAACTGACCACCTCAACCGCCGCAGCTAGCTACCCAATCGCAACATTAAGAACTAATACAAAAGATGCCACGGTTAAAGTTGACAGAGCAAACGGGGATGGATGGGGCGTTGCGTTCTGGGTGGTGGACCAAAACAACTGGTTTGCCGCCAACACGGAGATGACGCAATCAAGTGTTCAAAACCCTGCTACTAGCGGCAGCTATGAACAGCAAACATTTACCGGAAACACGTGTAGCGGTGGGAAAATATATAACGGCGACAGTTCGTTCCCCCCGTATGGTGGAACTTGCTACGACCTGGTTTGTATTAATTATTCTGGAGGAACGCCTGCCACGTATGAATGGCGAACGCCATCAGGACTGTCTTGCTATCAGGATGGAATCCATTGTGGTGGTAGTTATGTTCTCTATGGCTATCAACCCGGAGACGAATACCTATGCGGTGGAACGTGTTGCTGCTCATTCGTAATGACAGACCCAGGAACACCAGGGACATGCAATGAATATCAAATCCAAAATTGTTGCGTCTATCTAGATGCAACCGACTCTGGCTGCCCTGGTGCGTGTAATGGACAAAGCCCAAGACCGCAGTACACGACCACGACGGTATACTACACAAATCCTGAAACAAGAACCTGGACATACTCGCAAAAAGCAATAATAAGAAAAGCCGTTGCTGGAACGGTTTCGATTGTTGCAAATACGAGCACAGTCACATCCACCGAGACGGTTGCCGCGGCTGGGGCTGCTGGTAATCCAACAAGACCAACCTCGTTGACCGTAACATTGGTTGGTGAAGTAATAACCGTTTCGGCACCAGGGGCAGCAGGCGGAACAATAAGCGGAAGCCATACGGCAACGGGAGCTAATAGGGGCAAAAAACATGGCGTTTCCATTGCCCCAGCAACAGTTGTCCAGTCAAATGCTGTTGATAACTTTGTGTATACTAAACCGTAATGAGTGACACAGCAGTTAATTACGGAGAAGAGCGATTAAAGATATGCTTGGAGTGCCCGCGTTTATTCAGGCCGACAATGACCTGTAAGGAATGTGGTTGCTTCATGAAGATAAAAACAAGACTCAAAACGGCAAAGTGCCCAATAGGAAAGTGGTAGAAAAATGGCTTTTACAATAATCACAACAACAAATGGTCCAGTGGTTAAGAGTGGTACGAATCACTACACGCTCCACGATATTGCTGCATGTATTGATATTGCTGAAACAAACGCAACTTTTGTTGACGAAATGGGCACTCACATTGCCAATGAGTTGATGGCCGCAGCCACGGAATGGACGGAAGCATTTGTCAGCGGACTGCAACCATCACAGAACAAAGTTGTTTACTACATGAACTCTGGGGCGCATTTCAAAATGTTTGTCCAGCAGTATGATATGTACAAGCGGAACATGGAAAATCCACCGCCTGCGAGCGCCTCGGTTGTCGTTGAGTAAAGCAGTCCAATTTCCTCCATTTTTTGGGAGCACGCCAAAAATTGGTAAATCAGAAGTACTAGAAATTGATTCAATCAATGATGTTCATCTTGGTGGCGGCGTTGTCTGTTTCAGAAATGCATTTAATCCGAACAAAGAACTCATTATGCCATGGGCCGACAGAAATGCACAGCTGGCGCATGAGCAAAGATGGAAATATCACACCGACAGCTCCGGTCAGAAATATGCGGTAAACGAGGACGGCAATAAATTCTCAATTGAACAGATAGAGGAAGTGCCAATTCGGGTTCTTCAACCCGTACAACATGGTACCGAGCCAGAAGTAATTGAGATATTCCAGAACTGGGAAGACCAAATTTATAAGTGCCTGATTAAATACATCCACAGATTCCCATTTGCTCTCGGGACAATATGGTGGAGGAGCAGGGGACATCTTCTGCGATACGACGAGGGTGATTATTTGGGAATCCATAACGATAATGACTCAAATTACAGAGCCACGAATGGTGAAAGATTTGTCCCCAAGGGGCAGGTACAGATGCGTCAAGTTGTTGCCGTAATGGCATACATCAATGACTGCGTATCGAGCACATCCGAGTTGGATGGAACAAACTACATAGGCGGGGAGTTGTTTTTTCCATACCTTGATATTGAGCACCAAGCAAAATCCGGAGATATAGTAATTTTTCCTTGCAACTTTATGGCCACCCATGGCGTCCACACTGTTACGCATGGGAAACGATACGGGTATCTAGAGTTCTTTTCACAAGGTTCATCACATGATGACGTCTTAATAAATGTGTCGGAGCCAGATGCTGTTGATGACTGGTGTCGTCCGCACTGGATTGACTCCCTGTATGACGATTACTCCCTCTATGCAAAACACTCAGATTACGGTCAATCGGATTTTGATGAAGCAAGAACAAATCCTGTTTATCAGAATCGGGCGCTTGAGGGGGAAAACGGTTTATCTCGGCCGTATTACGCGAGCGATGTAATAAAAGAAACAGAAAACAGGGGTAAAGTTTACCCCGACCAACTTATATAAGCAGTCCCTGAAGCACCATATTCATCTCGGTTCCTGCCAAGATGGATAGTCACCTCTTGGCTTATCAAGTGAATTGTTCATTGTTAAGTGTTTTCCAAAAGTATTGATTCCATGTATGAATCCCAAATGCTCTGGAAATTTCAAATCGATGCATATGTCTCTCAGTTTTCCGTCGCGAATCTGTTCCCAAATATAAACCATCGTTTCAGAGCCAGTTCTTCCATCCACGTAGAATTTTTCTGCTATTAGATTTAGCATTTCATCTTCCCATTTGGGATTTTTTGGTGTTATTTTGTCTTGAAACAGGTGCTCTTTTGGCGGCGACATACTGCCAGACGCAATGAGCCGATTTACGTATTTTGCTGGAGCAGCAGATACATGGACATCAAAAAGCCCGTCCGACAATAATGCCGCTGCTTCCCGTGCTGATGGTCCTGAAAGAATCATGAGTCGATGCTTTTTGTCAGTTAAAGCTTCACCTTCAATCGGGTACCCCCTAATTGCTCCCTCGCAATAGTTATCTGTTAGGCCAGAAACGATGGTCCTCCACTGGTGTTCTTCCTCGTCTCCATTCAAAGAATTTAAGTCAATATACAAACCTTTGTATTTGTTTATTAATACATTTCTTGGTGTTTCCATGGCTGCATCATTTGTTCCTATGCAGATAATCGCCCCACACTCATCAGCAAGCTTCTCCAAAGTAAATAAATTGTTTATTCCGCAATCCGATGCTCTGTGTATAGTCTCCATTGACCTATCCATCGATGCAAAAAATACAGAATGTCCTGCTAATTGCAATGACTTTGCGATTGTTGCACCCATTTTCCCGGGAGAATTAATTCCAATTTTCATTGATACGCCTCACTTTATTGGACCAACAGGAACAAACTGTTGGACCGAATTTGCTGAATGACTAGTAATAAAATCAAGATGATACGAAAAGTTCTGCAATTCTTGTCTTTTATGTTCTGCCGGCGGGCTTATATCGAGAACGCCGTGGCAGAACCAGGAAAGATAAGCAAATCTCTCTCCCGTTTCTATTGGTGTTATCTCATGGCAACCAGAAAAGTTAGAAGGGTACACAACGATTGAACCAAACTTGGGGAATACGGTTATGCCCCATGGGCGGAAACTTAGATTTCCACCTGTGTATTTGTCGTTTAGGAAAATGCTACACGTAAGAGTATTTGCTATTGGTGCCAATGAGATTGGAGTCAAACCATCATCTGCGTATGGGAGATTTGCGTCGGAATGTGGTCCTATCATTTGTCCCGGAAGATACCTAATTACATGACCCCTGGTCCGCCATTTTACGGCACCTGCAGCAGATGGGAATATCTCCAAGTACTTACTGACACAGTTGGTTCCGGAGTCCTCTAAATCGCTCAAGGTTTGAAAATCTTTTTTTTCTATTCCCAAATGATTTACATTTAAGTATCTATGTGGGGCAATCTTTGCTTGTTCTAAATTGTGGTTATACCCACCAGAATTTTTTAAATTCTCATTACCCAAATTTGAGTAACCCTCATGGTTGGTGGACAGGAGGAGGTTTTCAAGATACTTATCGACATCTTGTTGTGTTGACTTTATTACATTGTCAAACTGAACAATTCCATTTCCTAGATGCGTTATGTTCATTAAAAACCGTCCGAAACCAGAGACATGGCATAGAAGTGTTTATCTGGCCCACAATTTTGTATGTATTCTCTAAAGTCTTTGCGCAAGTTAGGTAGGTAAACGTTTGTAGAAACCTTTGCAATTTCTGGTTCCTTAACAGGGTCTGCGATGTGCTCGTGATATTCGCTATTTGGGCTTCCGTGTGAATACCAACCCAAATATGAATATCTCTCCCCCCTGGAAACTGGAAGCACTTCATGTGATGCTATGTAATTTGATGGGAACATTAGTATGTCCCCCTTTCGTGGTTTGTAATTTATATTTAGTTCGTTAAAGAAATGGTGTCCTCCAGCAAATGAATTTACAGCATCATCGCCAGATTCATCGCAATCGTTAATGTAGACAATGCAGGATAGTGTATTTCTTGTTGCTAGCTGGTCGGATGGGTGTTCGTATCCATAGACGTAGTCGGCGCTTGTGTCTGAATGGACGCCAAGGTATTGGCGATTACCCACAACTCCAGATGGTGGAGATGAATACCTAACGATATGCCCCTTAACCTTCCACCAAATATTTTTGTAAGAAAGGGGATATCTGAGCATGTATTTGAGCAAATACCTATCTTTCGAGTCCTCCCAAAACTCAAGCATTTCCCTAAACTTATCTGAACATTGCTGATGGGCGGACGAACACCTACTTGGCATCGATGCAAATGTGTCGTAATCAAAAATGTAGCCGCTCATATTTACTAGCGCTTTATCGCCAGTTTCGGGATGAATTGTTTCGGTGTACATAGCAGAGGCGTCTCTGTCGACAAGCTCCCTACAGGAATTAATAGCAAATTCCCAGTCAAAGTCGATAGCCGACGGAAACAGACAAACACCAGCACCAAGTTCCATCATTTCTACGTCATTAAACTTATTAACCATGGTCATTGCTCCGAGACCTGTGCGCTGCTGCTCTTGCTGGTGGCATTCCGGAATACTTGCCGTTGATGTATTCATCATAGTCTTCAGTGATTGAGCTCAACCAAACTTGTCCACCTGTGTCCGAAATCTCCAACTGTGGGTTTATCCCCTTTTCTTGAGATTCTGAGCCCTGGGCAAACCAGGCAAGGTATGTGAGTCTTTCTCCACTTGTGATAGTGGATATCTCATGGGCGGCTACGTAATTAGCCGGAAACAAAAGTATGTTTCCTTTTTGCGGTTTGATTGCAACGTCTGCNTACGGAAATAACATTTCACCGCCACAAAACGCTCCTGGCACTGGGGTTTCCGACCAGTCGTTAATGAAAACTATTGCA